TAGAGTTGCTTCAAATAGCTTATTAAAACGTTTGTCCATTTAAAGTATTTATTTCAACAAGCTTATTATTCCTTCTTTATTTTTTTCATAAATAATAATATGGGTAATCTCCGGATTAATACACTGACGCCTAAAACTGTAAATAACTCAGGATTTACATATTCCGATTTAAAACTAGACTTAACCTTTGATTACACTGTAAATAACGAATTTCTTAAAGATAAAGAAATAAAAGACTCAGTTAATAGTCTGGACTATGATGCATTGAGAAATAGCATTGTTAACCTCTTTACTACAATACCCGGCCAGAAGCTATTGAATCCATTCTTTGGTCTCAACTTAGCAAAATATTTATTTGAACCTGTAAATGAAGACATTGCAACAACCATAGCTAATGATATCACACAAGGCATAGCAACCTTTGAACCCAGGCTCAAAATCCGTCATTTGAATGTTGGCTTCAGTGTTGACAAACAACAGTATGTCATAACACTAAACCTTAACATTCCTCAAATAAATAATAAATCATTCCAACTAGTAGGAACCTTGAGTAACTCAGGTTTCTTTTTAAATAATTAAACATGGCTAATCTAAACAATGACTTTAATTTGAACACAGATAATTATGCTGCGTTTGATGCTCTATCTCTCAAGAGCTTAATCATAAAGCGTTTAAACAGCAACACAGTTTTCACAGATCAAAATTTTGAAGGAAGCAACATTTCAGCTGTTATTGATATTATAGCTTATGCATACAATGTGTTGCTTTTTTATCTCAATCAGACAGCTGCTGAAAGCACTTTTAGTACTGCAACTGTCTACGAGAATATCAATAAAATTGTAAAACTTCTTGGTTATAATCCTGTAGGGTTTCAAACTTCTATTCTGCCTTTCAAAGCTTATGCAAACTACCAGCTTGCTGCTGGTACATACACAGTACCACGTTACACATACTTTACAATTAATGGGTCTATATACAGCTTTAATAACGACTTGACATTTACCAAGTCAACTTCTGGTACAGAATATCTGTCTGTGTTTAGTGACCAGAATTTATTATACCAAGGCAGCTATACTGAATACCCAACGTACGTTGCTATTGGAGAGCCATTAGAAACTATTGTCATGGTAATTGTTGATAGCAATAACAACAATATTATTATTGATCACTTTAATATTGATGTTTATGTAAAAGACAATACAGCTCAAACACCAAAATGGGCCAAGTGGGAATCAACACAATCATTATTCTTAGAAAGATCAAACGCACAGAAATATGAAATACGTCTCAATGAAGATGGCCGTTACGAAGTAAAATTTGGTAACAATGTAAACGGTAAACAGCTCAACACAGGCGATGAAGTGGCCATTTATTATATAAACTCAACTGGTACACCTGGTCAAGTGGGGCCCAATACTTTAAATGGCAATACACCTTTCATATATAACCCTGTTCGCTTTTCTCAAATTAAAAATGACACAACACCAGCAAACCTTAGAATTTTAGATCAAAGAGAGTTAAACCAATTAAGCTTTGAGAATCCTGATCCTTCAACCAAGTTTATCACTGCAGAATCAGTAACAAACATAAAAGCTAATGCTACTAATACTTTCAAGAGTCAATACAGATTAGTCACTACCGAAGACTTTCAAAACTATATTCTTAAAAATTATAGCAATATCCTGGCATCAGTCAAGGTTGTTAACAACTGGGATTATTTGAGCCAACATATCAAATATTTTTATGATCTTGGTGTGAGTAAGCCCAGTTTAGAGTCAAGAGTACTATTCAATCAAGTCAAGTTTGCTGATTCTTGTAATTTTAATAACATATATGTGTACACTGTACCAAAACTGGAAAAAATAACATCACTTTCCACAAGAGCAAATTATATCAATACTGCACAAAAAAATCTTATAATAAACAATGTTAACAGAACCAAATTAGCAACAGCTGAAATTGTTTTTAACGATCCTGTGTATGTACAGTTTGATTTAGGATTAAGATTGGCTAATGAAGAACTAACACCTGAAATTGCAGATAGCTGTTACTTGCAAATAACAAGAGAAATTACATCAAAGAGAAACCCTGAAACAATAAGAAAGCAAGTGGCTAGCATCATTACAAATTATTTTGCTACTACAAAAGACAATTTAGGTAAGCTCATATCTCTAACTGATCTTTCCAATGAAATCAATGCAATTGAAGGTATCATAGATGTAAAAACCATAAGAATAAATGGAACTGCAACACAAACAACCCCTGGTATTAATTTTCTTGCTTTTAATCCAGTATATCCTTATGCAGACATACGCATAATTTCACAAGACACCCAACTACCTTTCTTTAAATTTCCTTATCTAAACAATCCAATTAATTTTATCGATAAAATAAAGGTTATCACCCCCTCATTACAACTTCTTGAGAGAGAGTTCTAATGGCTACTTCAAATCTGTTCTCTTTTCTTTATTTTCAGGTAAAAGATTTTTCAAACACTGAAGCTTTATCAACATATTCACTAGACATAACACCGCTTACTTTTATACCTGATTTCACAACTGCTACTTTGCTTTCTTCTGTAGGCACCCCATCTAATAAATACATACTTTGGGATTTTGGTGATGGAACAACATCCACAGAGTTAACTGCTACCCATCATTACAAATGGCCAGGGGCTTATAGAGTTCAACTCACATTTTTTGACAATCAAGGTAATGCGTATAATAACTTGTATGTACCCACAGTTAGAATTTATAATTTTGTTGCTGATGATATAAATTTTCAAAACTATGGTAAATTTATATATGATGTACCTGCTAGTAAAATCATAGACCCACTAGTCATACAGAGAACGAATAGCTACCAGACATTTAATTCACTTACTGGTAACAATTTTACAATTTATCTGTATGCATCTGGTGCATTAGGCAATTATATTAATGCTGAAACTTATTACAACGACAAATGGGCACATTTAAGATCATTATCACGGTTTTATATTCAAGAAAACATTGGTAACAATTTAAGCTACACCATTGTTGATAAAGTAAGCACAGTTGATACAGACATTTACGCTAGAATTAATAATAACCAATTGCAAAGATGCAACAAAGATGATGAAGGCAGTGTATTTGCTGGTACCACAGGTTATGCTGAAATTTACTATGTTGATGATCGCACTAAAAACTTTACCACAAGGGATGCTCCAGTTTTTATTTTTGCTACACCTGATAATGCAGAGTATAATGACAGCTTTACCTATGCAAATAATCTTTACGAGTATATTCCAAAGTCACCTGAAGGTTTTCAGACCATTAAAACTGCAGTTCAGCCTATTGTTAAAATAAGACACAACCCAGCAGCAACTTTATCCATTACAACTAATGGTATTGATGGAGAAGGCCCCCTTTCAAGTTCAAGATTTCAAATGCCTGTTATTAGTTGGCAAAATACTGAAATTCCTTTTGTTATAAAACTAAAAGATGACACAGGATTCACAACAAGAACTTACCCTCCTCTTTCATGTTCAACTATTGATGCGTTTACGCCAACCACTTCAGCTTTTAACCTAGAAGTAGATTTGGTTGCATTAGCTGGCAATGGCTTCACACGCACCACAGACACTCTATATTATAATGATTTTCCTACAGAAGCCCCACAAAGCATTGGAGCATTTTATAAAGGGTATTTTATACCTCAATCCAATCATTTTACCTGCAAGTTAACAGCTGGCATGTATATTATAGACCCAGTAAATTTCCCTAAAGATAGTTTACTAGGATGGATATGCGAGCCAGATTACAAATACTTAAAAAGAATATTTAGAACTAATATTTATAACTATTGCTATAATACAGCTTCATTCAGTCTTTCTGCTAAAGTCAATGATTTTAATACACCCAACAGTCCAAACTCATACTGTTTAGCTGTTGCTCCTTCTGGTGCTGGCAAGGGTAATGATTATCAAGCATGGGTAGGTGATGGTGCAGTAGATAAGATATATAAAGTTGATATCTTTGGTAATATACTTTCAGCTTTTGCTTTATCTTCTTACCCAGTAGAGACCCCTGTTGGTATTGAATACCGTGATTTAAGATCCACTGAATTGTCTAGCTCTGCTCCTAATAGTATTGCTTTAGATGGTAATAGTAACATTTGGGTATCTCTCTTTGATACTGTTTCATGTATTAAAATTAACAGTAATACAGGCAATGTGATGTCTATTGCTTACCCAAACCTTGTAAATGCAGTATATGCATTAAGCTCAACATATACTTTGCCTGAGTTGTCTGGGTTTGCAGGTGAAAACTCTCTGTTGCCTGCTTCTATTGATACTGATTATGAAAATAACCTGTGGGTTGCTTATACACACCCTGTATCTAACTTTCTTGTTAAATACAACACATACGGTACCATTCTCACAGCAGTTCCTTTGGCTTCATTAGTTTCACCTGTTGAAATAGTAGTTGATAGAGATGAATTTGTGTGGGTCACTGCTCTCAATAATCTTGTTTCTCCACCAAATATTAATGATAGAAACGACTTTGTATACAAATACGACAAGTACGGTGTTCTCGTTCCAGGTTATCCAGTAGATGGATTTAAACTCATAGGAAATATAACTGTGGACGGCAATCAAAATGCTTATGTTTCAAATTCTACTAACACAATTACAAGAATTGATGCAAAAACTGGACTAACACCCAGCTTTATTGCAGGAAGCGGATTTAATGGTACAAATTACATATGTGATATTGGTGGCATAGCTGGAGATACAAGTGATTACCTCTGGGTAATTAATAATCTTGATAACAAGCTATATTATTTTGACATACTACCAGGATCCACACCTTCTGTTGCTGACAGCACATATTTAGACCTAACATTTCCACAAGACAATGATCCTTCTAATCCAGTATCTGCATTTACTGATAAATTGTTCCAAGCATATGGTGACTGGAACGGCGCAAGATGGATCAACAAGTACATGGTACCATATACTGTTACTAGGTATGTGTCTGGAGAGTCAAATGAATTTTCCGTATTCACTGACACTGGTGTTTACAATATACAAAAAATAAATGAAAATTTTGATGCCAGTTCTTTCTATAACAATTTAAGATATCAAGAAGTATTACTTGACAAAACAGTATTTTTTAATGAATTTTTAGGTACAATTGTGGGTGGGCTCAGCGCTCAACCATATGAACTTGGTAAAACTGTGTATGAAAAGATAGCCAACTTCACATCCAATATCTCAGATGTTGGCAAATGTAATTTGTATCAATTGCTTTCCTTCTGCAGTGAATTAGGTGTTCAATTTGAACAGTACAATTACCCTTACCCACCACAACTTAGAAGATTAGTTGATATGCTCAGCATTAAGCAGCGTGTACTGTATGGCAATCAAAACAAATACGATAGAGACTTTAATAAGAAATTCACTGTTAACCCCAACATAGGCCGCAATCTGGGCAACCAAATTTCACCGGTGTCTGGTGTTATATCATCAGGTGTACCTGTGATTGCATATGAAAAGTTCTCTAACACTTATACTCTTGTTAATACAAACATATTTCCCACTCCAACGCCAACACCTACACCCACACCAACTATTACCCCTACACCTACCATTACCCCCACACCAACCATAACACCTACACCTACCCCAACTGAAACAGGAGCACCAACATTTACACCCACACCCACACCAACCATAACACCCACACCCACTCAAACACCTATTGGTGGGCCAACATTTACACCCACACCCACACCTACTGCAACATCTACACCCACTGTAACACCTACTGGTACACCCACACCCACACCAACCATTACACCAACACCCACTATAACACCCACACCAATACCTGTAGTTACTGTTACATCTAATGGGCAGATTGTAGTACCTACTTCAAACAATATAAATCTCAATGTAAATAATGCAGTTACTGATTTTATTATTGGGTTTAATTTAACAGATTATTGTGCTATTAGAAATAATTTTGATATAACAAACTTTGGTAACTGTTATCTTTCTGGATACAATTTTAATAACGTAAATCTAACTGTTAATCCGATTTATGTCACTACTGCTGCAACTCTATCATCTGTTCCATCTAATTATCTTTCTATATTTTACTATACAACAGGTTCTGCTTTAGTCAACATATTGAGTAGTAATACTGCTCCTACCCCAACACCAACTCCGACACCCACTATTACACCCACACCAACAATAACTGTGACGCCAACACCTACTATAACCAATACACCTACACCTACACCAACACCTACTGCAACATCTACACCAACCATAACACCAACACCTACACCTACTGTGACGCTAACACCCACACCTACAGTGACCAATACACCCACACCCACTCCTACACCCACTATTACACCCACGCCCACCATTACTCCTACAGGAGCTCCAACTTTTACACCCACACCTACACCTACTATAACTGAAACACCAACACCCACACCAACTATTACGGTTACACCCACACCCACTATTACCCCAACCCCCACACCTACAATAACTATTACGC